GGTCCCCTTTAGGGACCAACCCAACTGGCCGCGTTCAAGAAGGTTATTATCTAAAAGTAATAAATAGAGTTGTAAAGAACGGTTCGAATCCGTACAAGATCTTTGATCTTGGGACGATGGTATTAAAACACCAGATCCCATATGGTAAATTTGCTATAACAAAGTTTATGAAATAGATGATATACTTCCAAAAACAGAGTCAGAAAGGATAGGCTTTTTGCCGCGTCCGATCCACTCGTGTATTGTAAGTCTCCCCTTAAGTGGGGCAGATACCGTAACAGGACGTCTCTCGCGAGAGAGATGCCGGAGTCAAAGAGGTACGTGTGACGTACCAGGTTTAACACACTTTCTGAGGATGAGATCTAAGGTCCTTATCTTTCTGGAAAAGGGCTAGCACCCCTCACCTTAAAAACAGATTATGTTAAACTTTCGAAAAACATAAAATAAAAACATTTATATTGCTACAAACATCTTTAAATTATGAAATTCGATCTTAGGGTCAATAAGAAAGTACTATAGTATAAGTATCAAGTTACTTGGTATTTATATCATAGGCCTTCTACTATTCTTGGTAACTGGGATGTGGTTCCGATGGTTTAGAATGCAATATGAAAAATATTACAGCTATACCAAAGGGCCACAGGCTCCACCGAAAACCAATCAGTCTCAAACTGAATTGGCTCCGATGAAGCGGTCCGAGTTACTAAGGGTAGGCATTGTCCTTAAGGGATTGTTCAAATTATCACCAAAAGAGGACCGAGAATTAGATAAAATCTTATTCAGGGTCGATCAAATCTGGCAAAGAAGTGGATCCAAATTTTGTATCCAATATCTTAGCGAAGCTTTGAGACTCGTAATGGTTGTTTTAGCGGGTAAAGGAGTTGGACCAGCTATGAGAATTAGCTGCTATCCAAGCGGAATACCAAGAATCATAGGTCCATTCTTTAGGGATATCATTCTGAATTATAAAAATTTCATGAATGGTAAAGCTATAATGGAACCTAGAACTCAAATTCTAATGCGGTTAATCACGTCTTGTTTGGCCATATTCAGAGCCATGAGTTTTATGTCTATAACAAAATTTGATTCTGTTACAGATAAATTCACTGGAACTGATCTAAGTTATCCCGAGATTGAGGATGCTCTTAGAGAATTAAAACTCTCTAGAAGTAGTCTTCAAATCGGTAAACCTAGAATCTTATGGTCAACAAGAACGGGAGTAAACGCCAGATTCGGGTTCCTGAGTCTTGGTCCAGATATGTTAGCCATGATTCTTAATCCGAACATTTGGTTAAATCATATTAGGTACAGTTGGAGAATGGGATATTATTTCCACATTTTCCGGGTTATTATCTTATCGATTCTCTTCATTCCGCTAATTCCTGTCGCGCAAGCTCTTGAGCTTACGACGATGGGGCGATTAGCTGTAGTTAAAGAACTACGAGGAAAGAATAGAGTCGTTGGGATAACTAACGGCTGGACTCAAATATTATTTAAACCACTGCACGATGCGATTTATAGATATCTAGAAACGCTCGATGCAGATGGAACAAATGATCAGTTAAGACCAATCAAGTTACTCTTGAGACAACAGTTCGAAGAACTAGTCTCAGTGGATCTTTCTAATGCAACCGATAGACTACCTGTGGAAACACAGGCCAGAATACTGGAAGCATTGGGTATACCAGGTATGGTATGGAAAGAAATTCTCCATGTTCCGTACTGGTATAAGGATACACCTAGAGTTTACGAAGTTGGACAACCAATGGGTGCATATTCTAGTTTCGCAATGTTAGCACTAACTCAACATGTACTGATCGCACTAGCCATCGTAACAGTGTTACGGTCTAGAAAGGTAAGAAAACTCGATTTCGATCCAAGAAAAGCTTATGCTATACTTGGTGACGATACAGTTGTACACCCTTTGATCGCTACAGCATATATCAACATACTTGAAAAACTAGGTGTTAAAGTAAATCCTATCAAAGGATTTGACGGACGAATCATTGAGTTCGCTAAGAACCTTATCCATACTAAAGGAGATAACTTATCTCCTATAGGTGGAAAAGTACTATTACGATCAATGAGAGAACCTTTGTTCTTAGTCCCTCTATTTAAAGACCTAGATAATAAGGGTATCTTGAATATTTTGCAGTTGAGGTTATCAGACTTTAAGCTTGTGTTAAAAAGAATGTATGGATCTATGACCCATCCATCCAGATTAGCATGGCTTTTCACACTCTTGGGACCCCAATCAGGTCTTTGGAAATCATCTATGACCACCGTAATCGGACAACAAGTTGTTCCGAACTACTGGATTGGTATTTATGATGAATTCCTAAACGAGATGGGTCTCGATAAGTCGGTAATAGCAAATAAATATTATAAGATATTGACCAAACGAACGAGAGTGTCCCTAATGTCTATCCTAGACATAGGTGGGCATTTCCTAAGGTTATTAAATTTTATTGATTTTCCATTGATTTGGAATATCGATAAATTCCAACACCTTAGAGGCTCTCCTAGACTGTGGGCTGCTCTGACGACAGCTTCCACTACAGTAATTGTAATACCCTTTATCTTCAGAAAATTCCTATTGCAAGTCTTCATAGGGCTAGGGCTCTCCGGGTTAACCATACTTGTAGGGCACCGAAATCCTCTGACGGTATCTATGATTGAGAATTGGCGAAATAATGGAATCATTACCATATTGCTTGATTCCTTCTTTGGAACCAAGGTTTCAGCGGAAGTTCTCCGAATGGAGGAACTTACCGGTATGAAACAACAATATTC